AGTCACCGTAAGACTCGCCCCGAAGATCTGCTGCGATGTCGGCCACTGGCTGCTGTCATAGCCCGGAGTGAAGTTGACGGTCCCAGTTCCCACTAGCTCGCCGCCGGTCTGCGGGCTCAGCGTGCAGTTCTTTGGGATATTGACCGTCCCACTCACCACCTCGCCCGTTGTGATCTGGATGATTGTCGGGTTGGTGTTGCAGGTCGCAACGTCGGTTGCCAGATCGCCCGTGTTGATGAAGGCGGCCGCTGCGAGCGTGCAGGCCGCGTTGCTACCGGTGGTCGTGCAGGTGCCGCTGAGGCCATTCGCCGCCGGCACGCTGACGGTGGTGAGCGTGCCAGCTCCCCCACATGTCAATACTCCAGCTGTCACTGTGCACGTCGTTCCATCCGGCTTTACTGCCCCAAACGTCGTATTTGTCGCGAAAGGGAGATCTGTCCCCACGATCGTGCGAAATCCCGGGACGCCAGCAGATCCGGACGGCGCCGCAAAGAACGAGTTAGCTGCCTGGTTGGCCAGCCCCACATTGATCGTTCCATTTGACGTCAGGGGCGAGCTCGTCACAGAAAACACCGACGCAGGCATCGCAAGCCCCACACTGGAGAGGCCCGTGCTCGACGCCGGCGTGGAGTAGTAGCCCGCGCCGTTCAGATACTGAGTTGGGGACCCGGTGTTCCCAGGCAGCAAATGCGTGTTGTCGGTACTCAACGTGAGCTGCGGGTTCGTCGTCGGGCTCGTGATCGTCCAGGCAAAGCCGTTCGCATTCACCCCAGAGACGCTCTGCACGCTTCCCGAGCCGCCCCCGCCAGCGCCCCCGATGCTGAAGATATAGCTCCCCAGGAACCGCCCTGTCGGCGAGACGACGCTATAGCTGTAGTTCCCTGCCGCGATCCAGAAGCCGAATTTGCCCTGGGAGTCGGTCGTGATCGGGTTGTCGATCGCCTGCGTCAGCGCCACATCGCTGTAGACAGTGACCGTGTTCGTGCAGCTCGTCGACGTCGACGGCGCCGCCGGGTACGCACACACCGTCACCACTGAGTAGGGATAGGTAAACAGCGGCGCCTGGGCGTTCGGTGGCACGGCTGTCGACGTCGTCAGCACAGACGAATCGAACCAGACGCCCTGCGCCCCCGCGGCCACCGTCCCCGCCAGCATCACCAATAACATCAGAATCTTCCGCATCGTTTCCCCACTCCCAAATCAAAAGGCCACCCGAAGGCGGCCTGCTGATATCACAAAATTGTTATGTCGCTCACATGCGCGTATTGCTCACTAAACCCTGCAGCTGCTGATACTCTCTAGGCAGCGCAACCGCCGAGCATTTTGAGCTATGTCTAAACTTCGTTGGCACCTGGGACAGCTGGACGCACTGCGCGGCATCGCCGCCCTCGGCGTAGTCGCAGCTCATTCCGTTTATCTATTCCCTGCCAGCCATCTCACCATTCCGCTATTCGCGGGCCAGCGTGGCGTTCAACTCTTCTTTATCGTCAGCTCGTTCACACTGTTCCTGAGCTTCGAGAATCGACGCGACGAGGAACATCCCACTCGTAATTTCTTTCTCAGGCGATTCTTCCGCCTCGCGCCGCTGTACTACATATTGCTCATCTTCACGCGCTTCACATACCCCGAGTTGAGCGGGTCTTGGAGCACGACCGCCATTTGCGCTCTCTTTCTGCAGGGGCTTACACCGACGCTAGTAGTTCACGGCGTTCAAGGTGGCTGGACTCTGGCTTGTGAGGCATTCTCCTACGCTTTACTGCCAATCGCTTTTAGGTACATCCGCTCCCTCACCGCGGCGGTGAAGGTCTTCATCGCGACGGCAGTTATCTGCGGGATCGGCAGCTTCTTACTCGCTCACATGTACCCGAGCTACCATGAGTTCTTCGAATTCCTCTGGTTTCCATGCGAATTGCCCGTCTTCTGCCTGGGAGTGGTGTGTTACTGGATCAAACGAGAGCTTATTCACGATGAGAATAAGCCAGTATCGCTGCTAATCCTCGCCGCTGTTGTGCTCGGCGGATGGGCCATGCTTCCCTTCGACGACGGAGGCCTTTATGCAACCTCTCTACTCGCTGGTGCTCTCCTTATCGCTGTCCTGCTCCACCCGTGGCGAATGCTCGTAAACCCCTGCACGATATTCCTCGGCCGCATTTCCTACAGCGTTTATCTGCTGCACGGCTTTGCCCTGCATTTAGTCGCTCAGCCGCTGTTGGAAATGCTTATAAAACATCATGTTCTGTCCGGACGCCCCATTCAAGGCGATCTCCTAAGGGTTGTGTTCACACTGATCGTCACTATCCCCGCGGCCACACTGACCTGGTGGCTCATAGAGGAATCGGGAATCCGCGTCGGCCGACGTCTCATCTCACGGTTTGAGCCAGCCCCCGTCCGCAAGGCGGCGACTACCATCCCGCTGCCGGCTGCGGCGATCGGCGCGCAATCCAACTCACCGGATGCGCAGTTTTAGGCAGCCACTACTGCTGGCGCGCCGGATAGAGCGTCGACGCCGGCGGTGGAATGAATCGAGGCGAGCTAGCCAGAGACTTGGGCTTCATCAGCCAATCCACGAACTTCGGGGAGTTCATCAGCCTGGAAACTCCATATTCTGCCCCGTTATAAAGAATGGGTGCTGCGATCGTCGCCGCACCAGCTATCGGATGCCCGAGGACCGCTTCCGTGATCCCGCTGGGGATCGCAGCAGCGCTGGTGCCGATGTCACCGATCTTGCGCGCCAACGTCGCCGTGCCGCTTCGGTTCAAATTGGTATCGAGCGTGTTGGCGGCCGTCGCGATATCGTTCAACCTCTGCGTCCCGCCAGGCGATTCTCCAAACAACGCTCCGTGATAGTCCGCCGGCTGCATTGCCAGCTTCCTGCCAAACGTTGGGAAGTTAGGTTGCCCTTCGCGATCAACGCCCAGAAGGTTGGAGATCTCGCCACGCTGGATCGCTCCGACTCCCTCCGGACCAATCCTCGGCGCCAGGTCACGGAAGGAAGCACCCGTACGGGCTCCGATTCCCTTCGTCAACGTCACCGGATCGTCATCGAATGCAGCCTTCTCATATGGCTGCATATCGCGGTACTTTTCGCCGACATCCCGCAATGTGTCCAGGTTCGGGCCGAACAGCGCCTGAGCGCTATCCTCAGGAATCCGAGCCAGTGGCGCGCCCAGGTTGCGGAGATCATAGTAGCCTTCGGGCGTCTTACCCAGCAGCTTCTCCGCATTGGCGCGAGCCGCGATGCCAACGCCTTCGTCGCCGGTGATGTCCTTCAACTGGCTCACCGCTGCTGGTGATGTACCGCCGATCCCTAGTTTCAACGTGGCCGGGTTCGTTGTGCGCACAGCGTTGTAGTAGCCACTGGTGGGATTGTCGAAGGTGTTCTTCATCGACTCCCATTGCGCATTCGCCGCACGCCACGCTTCCTGCCCGTCCTGAGGCAAGCTGTCCATGATCGCCTGGTCGTGAGCAGCGATTAGACGCTGAATGTCGCCGCCATAGGAGCTCTTCACGATCTCCGGATCGCGCGTGAGATCCAGCAGCGCAGAACGGCTCCGGATCAGGTCGCTGACGGTTGGCGCTCCGAGATAGGCGCGCTGACTCTCATTGCCCAGTTGGGCCGCATCGCCCACCACGCTCATCATCCGCTTCGATTCGAGCGATGGGAATTGTTGCCCGAAGCGATCATTCTTCGCGCCGATATCCTCAGCCGTCTTATTAATCAGCGAAGCATTGTTTGCGGGAAGGGCGCCATAGTCACCTGCGACATCCTTGTACCCTTGCTGCGCCTTGTCATAGATCTCGTCCATCTTCGCCTTTGCGAGACCCTGCAGGCGCGCACCACCAGCCTCATCCTGCAGCGGCGACATCGATCCCAGCGTGTCATGTACCTGGTCCTGCAGCCCGACAAACGGAGCTTTCAGTGCACTCTGAATCCCCGCTCCGGCGACCTCTGGGGATACTGGCGATGCAGCATCCTGGAGATCCTTCGCCGTGTCGCTGAGGGAAGCAATGTTTGCTCCCTTCGCACTCTCATAGGCTCCGCTTCCGGCCGCAGTTGCCTGGTTGTGATTCTTGATCGCGGTCAATAGGGGGCTGTTCGTCGCCTCGGCCGCATCAGGCTGCACACCGGTACGCTGCAGCGCAGCAAAACGGGTATTCGGTGTCATGCCTCCTGTCCCGGCGATCGGGGCGTCGAGATCTCCAGACAGTTTTCCGCGGACGAACTCCAGCGCGCGCGGCGCCACCATTGGAGCCGCGAGTGTGCCGGCCTGAAGGAGGCCTTGTGCAACCGCATCTCCAGGGCGTCCGGCGTCCATATCCGCATTGATTCCAGCAGCTCCGGCGGGATCAATCGGATTCACCATCGAAAGCGCGCTCAGGCCTGTGCGTGCCCCATTCAATAGAGTAGGCACCACTCCGCTCTGCTTGGGGTCCATAGTGTCGTGGGCATACTGAGCCGTCTGCTGTGCGGCGAGCTTTTCACCGCCGATGACTCCCTTAGCCATACGGTAGATCGGGAGTGCAGCAGGTCCCCCCAGTGAGATCGCGTGCTCTGTCGTAGTCCCCGGAGGGGCGGCCAGACCCACCAGACCCTTTCCTGCATTCCAGATCGTGGAAGGGAGAGCCTTCAACGTGTCCCCTGCAGTGCTCAGCGCAACCTGCCCCAGTGACGGGCCAGGGAGCGGTGCACCCTGGTAATCCTTGGAGAACCGGTCGTGATCACCGGCGTCGAGTTTGTAGCCAGCCTTCTCCGCATGCAGCACATTGCTGAACGGCACACCCACTGTGCCGCTCGGCCCCTGCATCTTATAGACGCCCTCGTTATTGGGGTTCGCCGTCAGGTCTGGCGCAGTGGCAGCAGGTGCAGCCGTGGGGTTGCCATTGTCATCGAGATACACCTTCGCAGGTGCAGCAATCGGGTTCCCCTGCGCGTCTAGATATTGCTTCGGCATTTAGTGGGCCACCCAGCCCGTCCCATCCCAAGTGCCCTGCTTCCCGTTCGGGAATGTCTTCGTATCGCCTACCTTCGGCGCGTTGCCGTTACCGTTGCCGCCGAAGTTTGCCTGTCCCTTCTTTGCCGCATCGAACTGCGATCGCAGGGCAGCGCTCTTCGTGTCCAGCAAGTGTGAATAGGACGCGACCACGTCATGGAGCTCTGACGGCGAGTTCGCATCGTTGATCGACTGGCGAATCTGGTTGATCTCATCGACCGTCGCGCCCGCGCCTGTGAACGCCTTCGCGATCTCTCCTGATACGGCCGTTTTCACTCCCTGGAAGACAACCGGCGCCGACTGACCTGTCGCAACTCCATAGGAGTTAGCCAAGCGATTGAGCCCCTGGATGTCGCCATTCTGGAGCGCATCGCCTGCGATGGCGAGCTGCTGAAGATGCCCCTTTGCCGTGTTGAACGCGGTGAGCGTATGGGAGTCGCTGCCGGACGTGAAGTCCTTCAGGGCAGCTCCTTCCGCCTTATAGGTGTTATCGCCAAGCCCCTGCGCTCCGCTCTTTTCAGCCTGCCCGGCCTGCATGTACCCAGCCTGTCCACCAGGCAGCACTACCTGCAAGGGTCGCGCGTTTGCTCCGGCAACAGCCCTTGCGACGCCGGGATCTGTCTTCGTCGTCTTCACCCAGCTCTGATAGGCCTTCACAAATGCCGCGTCATCAGGAGTCCACTCCTCCTGAGGCTTGCTGGTGATGGCAATAAATTCGTCATCGCGCTGCTTCGGCTTGGCCTGCAGAGCATCCAGCTTCGCCTGCGCAATAGCCTCGCGGCTGGTATTGCTGGCTGCATTATTGTCCGATCGCGTGTCGTTCGTATTCAGATTGCTGAAGTACTTCTGGCGATCGCGTGGAGACATCATTAGCCCTTGGAGCTCCGGGTGCCCGATCGCTGCAGCATCGTCGGCCCCGAGTGGCGCCGGCGTATCTGAGCCAGCCATAGCGATTGCTTTGGAAGCTTCCGCCAATGCCTGATCGTTCTGTATCTGCTGATCGTTCTGGGCCTGCTGCTGGCTATTCGCGATCAATCCTTCCTGCTGACGGACCAGCAGGTTGTGGTGCGCCGTCGTTCCCGGCAGCGCTACATCCAACACATGCGCCAGCGGCGACATAGCCCCAAAGACACTCAACGCGATGTCGCCTGTTTTAGCGATCCCGCGCAGGAGTGGGTTCTTGATCTGGTCGACGCCTGCGCCGTCCTGCGTCATCTCATTCAGCTTCGCCTGATGTGTCAGGAGTGGGCTGGAGAACGCCTGAGGCAGAGTCGGCATCGGCACCTGCGACGGGTCGGAGAGCGGCACAGCCTGGGTGCCCATCGGGGTGGCATCCAGTGTGGGTGCAGCAAGCGCATTCACAGCCGCCTGGTTCGCCGCTCCCTGGGCCAGCATCGCCGGGATCTTCGCTGTGAGGTTGGGTATTGGTGCTGTCGTCATTTAGCCTCCCAGATTCCCCGTTGCGGCCTGCCCTGCACTCTGCATCCCCTGCAGCAGAGCCTGCTGCCAGAAAGGCTTCGCCGCATTGTTGGCAGCTCCGAGCGACTGCATCGCCGTCTGATCGCCGGTCTGGTAGATCCCGTTCAATCCAGAGAGCCCCTGCGATTGCTGCGCACGTTTGAGCGCCGCATCCTGCGTATCCACGCCCAGGGTATTGTCACTCTGCTGCCTCATCGAGCCACGCGCCGAGGCGTCGATCGCCGGCGCATATCCGCCGACATTGCCTGTCCGGGCCGCCATCAGGTTTGCCTGCCCCACAGCTCCGGCCTGGCTGCCGCCGAGACTCTGGGCCCCTTGCGTCACCATGTTGGCCTTCTCCTGCGGGGTATAACCCTGCGGGTTCGTCGCCATCTGCGTATAGATTGGGTTCGCTGTCCCATAGGCCTGATTTGCCTGCGCGGTCCCAGTCCCATAGCTTGCGAGCGCGTCTCCCTTGACCCCTGAACTGCCCATTACCGACCGCCTTTACCTGAGTACCTTGATGTAAGAAATCTCACTGCTCCGGAGCCATCCCCACCCCAGTAGCCGCCTGCAGAAACGTTCCGTCCCCGCGAACCACGTCACCACGCGCCGCACGCTGTGCGCCTTCACCTGGATCTCCATGGCTCGGTGCAACGTCTTCAGTGCTGCCTCGCGAGCCCCCGGGGTCTTCCACGCCGGATCAACCAGGCAATGGACCTCTGCCAGGCGCCACGCCCCCGCACACAGCACCGGGCGGTCGTCCTCATCGGCCATTACCAGCGCGTCCATGAAGTCCTCGCCGAACTCCCAGCGATGATGGCCTTCGATCTCCCGGAGCCGCGGTATATCGTCCGGCCGTAGTGGACGGATCGTCATGCTCGCACCGGCGGCTTCGGCGTCGTATAGGCCACGCTCCCGAACCCTGCCAGGCCTGTCCCACTGCCCTGCCCTGCCTGCATGGGCGGCTCTGTAGCTCCGGTGGTGTCCACCGCTGCGTGATACAGTGGCGAGCTCGGCGTGCTTGAGCTCGGATACTGCGAATAGGTCCGCACGGCGAACGTCCCGCTGCCTTTCGAGCCGCGCCAGTTCTTCGCGGGGCCCATCGGCTGCGTGTGCACCGTCTTCCAGCCGTCGTTCGAGTAATCGAAGAAGTGCTGCAGCCCCTGGTACTGCGGTGAGTTGTCCGTAACCTGAACGTCCAGGATGCCAGCTCCCCCCACTACCGAGTTCGCGGCGTGCGGAGAGGGTGCCGGCAGCGTTCCAACCGGCGCGGCGTTGCCCTGCTGCCCCATATTGTTCGCCACGTTCTGCAGGTACTCGAGTGCTCGGCCGAGATCTGGATCACGTAGCTTGATCGCCGCCAGCTGGGGCACATTCGCGTTAGACATTGGGCTTATTCCATCCCGTCACCGGGCTATAGGGGTGCGTCACCACGGCCACCGTCAGCAGCGAGATCCGGAAGCCTGCCTGTCCCCCATTCGCCGCCGGCTGGCAGCCGATCTGATAGAAGACGCGGTCCGCGGCTGCCTCCAGCGCAAACAGCAGATCGTTCGCCATCGGAGTACTCATCGGCACAGCGCGCGTGAGTCGCCCTGGAGTCGACAGGTTCCCTAGGAAGGGCTGCAACCGCACCAGCCCGTTGCCGGTCACCTTCATCGTCGCGAGGCAGTGCAGCAACCGATGCGTCCCCAGCTGCTTGCCCTGCGCCTCGTCCGGGCTGACGAACCCATAGGTCGTATAGAACGAGGTATCCCAGTAAGAGCCATAATCGGCATCGATCCCGGAGAGGCTGTCCTCATCCAGCGTGTAAGTCGTCGAGTTCGCCGGAGCCGACGTGGCAAAGCCCGCAGCCCCACAGAACCCCATCACCTCTTCGCCAGAAGCCAGCGTCAGGAGACCGCAGTAGTTCACGAAGACTGTCCAGGGCGTCCACTTGCGCGTCAGGTCGGTGGTGATCATCTTGCCCGTAAAGCTGATGCGCAGCGTGCCGGCGCTTGCTAGTGCGCTGGAGGTGTTCAGGTCGCGGTAGTCCAGCACATAGGTCGTATTCGTGATGGCCTCATCCCCAGTCGCGGCCAGGATGTAGATCCGGCGACGATAGGGATCGTTGCGCACCACCGTCAGCTGCTTCGCGTCAGGATTGATCGAGTCCCAGAAGGTCTGCTCCTCCTGCGACATCTTGTCGACCGAGCCGCCGTCGTAGATCCGCAGCCCGGTATCCGAGGCCCATACCTGCCAGTCCTCGAACTTGTCATCACCCCACACGCTGATCGCGCCGCACCTCGACGCCACATGCGACACCGACCAGGTCCCCGGTTCGCCGCTGGAAGTGTCCTGCGAGTCATAGAGGTTGCCCTCGGGTCCCGCAGTCAGCAGGTGAAGCACATCCTTGCGCTCGAACAGCGCGCGGACCTCGTTCGGATCACTCGCGGGGCCCAGCACCCCGGTAACGCCGTCGAAGGCCTCCGGATTCTGGATATAGCTCGCTCGCACGCTGCGCAGGTAGGGGTTCGCTGTGTAGTACAGCTCCATCTCATCGAGGGTTTGCACATCGCCATCGCCAAGCCCCGTAGCGAAGATCCTCAGCACTGTGTCTGCCGGGATCACCGCCGGCGTCTCGGCCGAAAGAACTACTTCGCCAAAACCTCCAGCCATCGTCGCCGCGACCGTCCCCGTCGCCAAGATCGTGTTCGTCGACGGCGAGTAGAGCTGCACGGTAGTACTTCCCAGCCCCTGATTCCAGAGCCGGAAGGTGTACTGAGTCAGCGGTTGTAGGATCGCCACATTGTAGGCATCCTGGAATGCTGGCTGGGTGATCGTGCCGTCTGTCCCAGTCCCGCCACCGGTGATCTGCCAGGCGCAGCCATAGTCGCCGCCCGTCACCACGGCGCCGGCGCCCGCCGTTGCCATCCAGCCCAGCGGAAGTACCGATCCGCTCAGCGTGCCGCCTTCGAAGCCCATATTCAGGAACTGCTGGATCTTGTTCCGCTCTCCCCAGGCAAACAATCGGCCCGCATAGCTGAAGAAGCCCAGCACGGGGCCCAGCACGACCTGGTTGAACAGGTCATTGCCTGGGATGTCGATCGCCGTCGCAGCCAGGAGCGACTGATCTGTGAAGTTGAAGGTCGCAGAGGTCGACACGTTGTCGCTGACAACGGTCGAAGTGCCATAGGTCACGCCCAGCAGCTGCGCAGCCACCGGCAGATAGAAGAATGTGCCGCCATTCGCGCCCGTGAAGGCCACCCCGCGCGCCACAACGTTAGCTGGCCCGATCGCAAGGTTGGACACTGTGATGCCGTTGCAGTTCTGCGGCACAGTGAACGTCACCGGTGGGCTCGGGATGGTCAGGTAGCCGGAACGCGTGATGAAGAACTCCACGCCCTGGCGCACACCCGGTGCCACAAAGTCATTCGCTCCGATGAAGGTCAGCGTGCCGCCCGTCGCATCGCCGAAGATGGGCGTATTCGTGGGCTGCAGCCCCAGGTACTGCGGACCCGGATCGATAGTGAACTCGGTCCCCGCCGTCACGCCGGTCCCGCTCTCGGCCACAAACGCATAGTCTGTGCCGGTTTCGAAGCCGTTGATGGTGAAGGTGCCCGGGGTGCCACCGGAAGCCGTCGCGATGGTGAAAGTGGGATTGGCGGCCGTGTTGTTCAGGATGTTATCGCCGTTCAATAGCCCGGCCAGGGTCACCAGCTGGCCAGCCGTCGGCGGCGTGCCGCTGCTCACCGTGTAATGCAGCGTGGCCACGCCCGCGGTGATGGAGCTGCCCGTGATCGCCAGGACACCGGAGTCCAGCTGCTGTGTGATCTGCCAGCTCGAATCCCATGCCGCGACGCTCGATCCGGCGATCTCCGCCGTGTCACCCACACTCAGGTCAGGGACCTGCTCCGTCGTCGTCACCGTCGCCAGCGTGCGCTGGTACGTTGTCACGTTGTCTGGATGACCGGAGCCGGGCGCAAAAACATAGTCCGAGGTCGCAACGGTGAAGGTGAAGTAATAGAACTGGTGGGGCTGGTCCGGAGGCCCTCCCAGCCCGATATTCGTCACCAGCACCACAGCAGGGCCATAGGTGGGCAGCCCATAGGGGTTGGTGAAGTTGAAGTACAGGTAAACCGGGTTGCCGGAGTTGAACGCCGCGACCAGGTCCGCGTCCTCGCTCGCTCCGTCCGACTTATCTGCATAATAGGCCGTTGCTGTGGTGCCCGGCGCCGTCGATCCTGGCGCGGCCGACTGCAGGAAGTAGGAGCTTCCCCACACCTGCTGCGCCGGCTGGGTGATCGTCTCGATCGGGAAGCTGTCTGTGGTGATCGAACTCGCCGAGAACACCGGCGGAGCTCCTGGGCCATCCTGCGAGACGCGATCGAGGTTCGTTCCATCGAACTGCAGAGGCACATCGGCCCCATGCAGCCCGTCACTGGTTGCGATGTAGATCTTGCCAAACGCGGCCGCCGTGAAGAACCGATTCCCCGCGGCCGTCGAGCCGATCACCTGGCCGTTGGCATACATCTTGCCGTCGGCAGTAAAGCGCAGCTGCACCACCGTGCCATCGTTCTTGGCGAAGCTGGTGGCGTAGAGCACCTGCGACGTCGTGCCGAGAGTGTCGTTCACCTGCAGGGGCGGCCGTGTATACACCTCACCTGGCTGGAACGCGACATCGCTGCAGCCCGGCGACAGGCCTTGCGCCAGGTCGCTGGGCGCCAGCTCCGTGTTCTCTCCCGCAAACACGCTCAGCGGGAACTCGACGCACCCTTCCGTGTTGTTCAACGGTCAGTGGCCTTAGTACTTCTGCATGTCGATCGCAGCCAGGATGCTCGCATCCGGGACCGCAGTCGTGTTCGCCAGCTCCGTGCCCGGCGCGGAGAAGATCTTCGTCGTCACCGTCGGGATGCCGCCGCTGAACGTGATCGTCGAGACATAGAGGTAGCCGGTCGGCGAAAACCACTGGAAGGCGATCGGGTTCTTCGACACAAAGGCCGAGGTACCAGGGCCGGCCGTGACGGAGCTGAACGGCGTGGTAAAGCCGCCCGTGGCATACGTGCCGGTGAGCGCATACTTCACAAATGCGCGCGTCTCGCGGCTGCTGAAGGTGTCGTGAATACGGGTTCCTGTTGCAACAATGGCCATGATGGCCCTCCTGTAGAAACTTGGTGAAATGTGGGATTTAGAGACTTATGTGCGCACGCGCGTATTGCTCTCGAAATTGCGACGCGTCAGTTGCCCGGCACGGGCCAGAAGCCCCAGCCGCCGCGGCGTCCGCCGGAGTAAGGCCGTCTGCGCAGAGTCTGCCGCTGTTTGCGCCTGCTGGTGCGCGTGGCCGCGCCGTTCATAAAGGCGCTTTCGGCCCACGCTTCCATCGCTGGAGCCTGAGCTGAACCGCGCGCACTCGCATACTCAAACGCCACCCGCGCGCCCAGGCAGTCTCTGCAACGCATCATGGGCACAAACATCGTCGGAACCAGCACGTTCAGATCCGCACGATATGCCGCGTAGCGGATGCGGAAGTCCTGCGCGAAGGTCGGGGCATAGAAGTACACCCCGTCATCGCGCCAGTCGAATACGTTGGGATCTCGCCCGATCGGCAGCCCGTCCTCGGCCTGGCGCATCAGCGCGAAGGCATTCGTCGTCTGCGTCTGACGGCGCCAGATCGATAGCGGCTGAATCAGGTCCTGCGGCAGCTGGGGCAGGTCAAATTGGTTCACCCCATCGGAGCAGCCCAGCCATGTCAGCCACGCCTGGTCTGCCGTGTCGCGGCTTGCCGTCGCCGGCAGCCCCTGCAGCACCACTTCCTTGATCAGCGTCTCCACGCCCACGTCGGCGCAGCGGTCCTGATACCACGTCCAGGCATCGCTCAGGTACGTCTGCGCATAGGGAGCGTCGTTGGTCAGCAGATCCCCATCCACGTCGTTGATCATGTCGTTCACGCGCGATCGCGCGGTGTTCATGATGTCGGAGATGCGGGGATAGGGATTGCCGCCAGCAGGAACGATTGTTCCCATTTACTTGGCCTTGGTCCCCGGCTTCCCTGTGGCCTTGGCAGCCTTCGGGGCAGGAGCCTCTTTGCGCGGAGCCTTCGCCTCATGCGCATAAAGGTGCGGGAAGAGCTTGCGTGCACGCTCTTCATCCAGGATGGCTCCGCAGCCGCCGTGATGACAGCGCACAGCATCCACGGCCACAGGCTGACCGCAGCCCTCGCACGGCACCATCTTGGCGTTCTTGCGCGCCCAGGGACGGTCCAGGCCCAGCGCACGGCAGGCATTGATATGGTCCCGCGTGATGCCGCTGTAGCTCTTGCCGTTGTCGCCGACCTCCATGCCGCCATTCACCTCGAACGCCCCATCCGCATAGCGGACGAGCTTGTCGTAGTGAGCGTTCAGCTTGTCGTGGGCAGCTTCGATCTCCTCCTCGGTCGGTTCAGCGCCAGCGGCGATGAACACACCATACTGGGTCAGATTGTCAGAGCTGTCGCGGAACGCGCTGACACCGATAATGTCGCGGGCGAGCTTCGCACCCTCGGTCGTCAGGTCCCATTTGTACGTCACCGTGCGGCCGTCGACGGCATCCACGATCGACTCTGGCAGAATGCTCGGCAATCCGGGCTTGCCCTGGTAGGTCAGAGGACCGCTGCAGTCATCGTCCTCGGAGCAGCCCGGGATGAAGAATGTCCCTAGTGACCCCATCGGCCGGGTGTAGCTCCATGGGCCCACGTTGAAGATGTGGATTCGGTTCTGGTCCATCATCGACCGGATCGGCCCTGGCAGTGCGGCGATGCTTCGTGAAATCTCATTGCGGTGGTCAGGCAGCATGGATCGTATTTCCTCTCGTCAGTGCGGTCTTGATGATCTCGGTCTTCAGCGCGTCGGCATCGAACGCCTTCCTCTCGGCCGACTTCTTCAGTGCGACCGCGCGCTCGGCATCCGTGAAGTTCAGCTTGCCGAACTGGATCATGGCGCAGATCGCATGCGCCTTCCCTGGATCGACAGAGTCCTCGAATTTGTAGCTGAGCTCGTAATCGCCATCCGTGGGGTAAGCCATCTCGGCCGAGCCGAAGATCTGGGCCGCCAGCATCGCCGCATACTGCTCCGGCGTCATCTGTGTCAGATCTTCGGCACTCAGCCATTTCTCCAGCACCCACTTGTTGCCGACCTCATACCTCGGCAGCTCGTGGATGCGCCCCTCGAACTTCACCTTGTCCAGCCGCGTATCGCCCTGCACGATCCGGAACAATGGGAGTCCCGTGGGGGTTTTACCGTGCTCGATGAGATCGAGCGGATGGAAGGTGATCTCGCGATCAGGCTGCATGCTCACCTTCGGGCTTGGCAGCCGTGTCGGCCTGCTCTGGCTCCGGCGCGGGCTTGTCAACCTCACCAGCCTCCGGATGCAGGCGCTTGTACTCACCGAACGCGGCATTGATGGTGTCGGAGTGCTCGAGTGCAGCAGTGAGCTTCGTCTTCCACTCCTCGACCTCACCCTCCGCCTCAGTCACCTTCGCCCATGCAGCAACAGCGGATTCGCCCGCCGTTTTAGCGCTGGCCTCGAACTCGGTGGATTGCTTCTGAGCTTCGGTAATCTGAGCCTCGAGGCCATCGACCTTCGTGTCATAGCCCTTCAGCACGTCGCGGGCGGAGGCCAGCTCCTTCTGCAGCTCGGCGAGAGCGGGATCAGACACGGGCGCGGAGGCTGGCTCCGGCGCGGGCGCGGGCTGCTCCCCAAAGCGCTCCTCGATCAGGTCGGCGATCACCTCGCGAGCCAGGTTGGAGTTCGATCCAACCGCGCCCAGAAAGCTCGATAAATCGTCATGCCCATACCGCTGCAGGAACGGCTTCGCGCGTTCACTCATGGCGACGAACGCGCCACGCGCCACGACAGCCCGCGGAACGCTCACACCCTCCGCCACTTCGATCGCCGCGCGGTCCTGGGCGTCCTTCTCCAGGCGAGCCTGATGCTCGGCTGTTTCCACGTTCAATTCGTCTGCCATCGTGTTTTCCTCGTAAATTGCAACGGGGCTGCCGGCGCCGGCAACCCCGTCAGGTTGTGGTTGTGCTGGAGACCGCGGCTTAGTAGCCGGCCGGGATCGCCAGGGAGCTGATGAACGCGTTGGCGCGCGGGTTATCGCACACCACGTTGCCCATCCAGTACAGGTAGCTCAGCATGGAGGCAGCGACGCCGCCGCTGTCACCCATCGGCCAGAAGGTGCGCTTGCCGTCGACCTCGTAGAAGTCGAGAGCCTGCACCTCGGTCCGATACCACGTCTTGAAGTCCAGCAGATCGATGCGACCCGGGATGGCCTTCAGGTTCGTGATGATCTCGATGCCGCCGATGGTCGAGATCTGCTCTGTTGCGAGCATGTCTCGGGCCGTGGCGTTACCGGACTGGATGTTCTGCGTGACGTTGATGCCGGTGTTCTCCCACGCGGTCTGCTGATCTAGGCCCATGTGGAACTTCACGCTGTCGCCGGGCTTGGTGTTCACACCGCGCGCCAGCTTGAGCTGGGCGAGGAGCAAACGCGCCACCTGGGGTGTCAGCGTTGTGTTGCCGGCGTTGACCGTCGGCGTCGAGAACGCGCCTGGATACGCGGCCACAGAGACACCCGTGTAGGTGCCGGTGGTACGCGCAGCCTGGTACGCCAGGATGCCGTTGAGGCCGGAGTTGGCGGTGCCGGCCGAGGCGTTCTCGAGCAGCAGGCCAGTGGCGACCGGGTTGGTGCCCGGGTTGGCGGTGAGGTACAGCGCCTTGGCGGTGTTATCGACGCCGAGGATGGTGATGGTCTCGGTCACGGCTGTACCGAGGCCGCCGGCGTAATAGTCGACGTCCTGGCCGGCATAGAACCGGGCCGCGTTGTCGACATAGATGATGAAGTTGGTGTCGTCGTAGCTGGTGACGATGCCCAGCGTGTTGGCGCCGTCACCGTAGCTCAGCAGCGAATCGATGTTGAAGGCCGCGATGCGCGTGTGGTCCTTCAGGATCTCAGCCATGTAATCGACCACGGCCTTCTCCCGGCTGTCCGAGGAGATCTCGGCAAGCTTGGTCCACTCCATCACCCAGTCAAAGCTGACTGGTGCGATGTTGCCGAACGCATACTGCGGAGCTCCGCCGCGACCCATGTCGCCGCCGTCCAGGTTCACCACACGCGACTTGCCGCCGGTGTAGGGCTTGTAGACGATGCGCTCGGGACGGGTGGAGACCGTGTCCTTCGGACGGGCCTTGATGTACTTCCAGAAAATGGAGTCGAGCGCAAACATCTCCTCGAGGTCAGGCGAATGCACCTTCTCGAGCTGCGCCGCAAGAATGGCGGAATTATTACCTACAGGCATGGGAAACCTTCTTTTGAGTGAGCTCTCCCGATACCCATTTGCCCGAAGGCCAGCGTGGGCGCTGCTGAAGCGTCATCGTGAGGCGGGTACTGCGTCACTCAAGCCGGTTTCCGGTTGCGCGCCGGGAAGGCGCCCTGGTGTCCGATCCAGGCAAAGGGCTTGTGTCTTGTTGCGGTGCTGCGGTGAAACACGAAAGCCGCCCCGAAGGACGGCTTCCATTGCCGGGGATTTCGTCAAGAACCGCTACGGTGGCTCCCCTGGTTCACACTTGGCTGAAGAGATAGGATTCGAACCTATGGCCGCCCGCTTAACAGGCGGGAGCTCTACCGCTGAGCTACTCTCCAAAACTTGATTAGCGCGCGAGCGCTCTGCGCAGGATGGCATCGCGGGGATCGATATCCCGCTGCGGCTGGCGTCTCTGCTGCTGCTGTTGCTGCTGGCGTCCACCTGCAGTGGCCGCATCGGCGTTCTTCTTCGCCGCGCCCGGGTTTCCGAAGATCGTGCGTCCTACCTTCGGCGCAATCTCCTGGATTGCCGCCGTCTCGCGGCTCTGGATCAGCCGCATTGCGCCGGTCTTGTCCTTGCGCGCACACAGGCCGTTCAGATCCTTCTGGAACTTCGAGTCGGCCGACATCTTCTCGATCACCTTCGACCGCACCGTGTCGATCGCCAGCGATGCCGCTTCCTTGTCCTCAGGACGCCGCGCAATATAGCTGCCCAGCTCCTTCGTGATCAGCGGATCGCGGAAGTTGGTCACATCGCGGTTCAGATCCTGCGTAAACAGGTTCGCTTCGCGCTGGTCCAGCTCCTGCACACGGGCATCGACCTTGCCGGCGCCCGGCTGGGCCTGCCGCTGCAGCGCCTTGCCTGCCTTCTCCGCAAACGAGCCCGTCCAGCCCTTCAGCGTCTGGATCTGCTGGCTCAGCTGGTTGTAGACGGCCACCAGTGCCGGATTCTGCATCAGCTGCGGGTTGCTCTCGAGCACATACTTCATCTGCTCCATCTGCAGGCCCATGCGGTCCAGGTGCATCGGCACGCCGCTCTGCTGGATGGTCGCGTTGAAGACGCCGCTCATCGCATGATCCCATCCCTCGGGATCGACCTGCGCCCACTTCTCGGCCACCGCCGGCGCCAGCTTCGCAAAGCCCTCCGGAGAGGACGTCGCCATCTGCTCGACGAGCGTGCGATCGCCCGCGGCCACAGCCTGGTTGATCTGCTCCAGCTCTGTCTGCGCCTGGCGCATGTCGCCTAATGCCGTCGCCAGCGCCTCACGGCCGCCATGCTCCTCGAGGAAGCTCTTCGTGCCATCCAGGTCGAAGTCCTTCAGCTTGTCATCGATCGCAAGCTTGCCGAAGAACTGGCCTTTCGCCTCTTTGAAGGCGGCCTGATTCACGCCCTTCAAATCCTTGATCCACTGTGGGAGCTTGCGCTCGTCCTGCCTTACCTCGCCCCCGGCAGCCGCGGCCGCTGCAGCAGCTGCGTCGCCGTCACCACCACCGGCGCCATCGCCAAGGTCGTCGTCGATGATCTCGTCATCTACATGCTGGTCCTGCACATCATCGAGAAGGGGTGCGTCAATCACTGCGCCGTCAAGGTCTGGCATTTAAATCTCCTAAAATCACCGAACTAATTTCGATTTATTCGCATACCCCAGCGCCACGCTCGGTGCTGACGGTACTGGCTGAGGCTGTGTCTGCAGCGCCGGCGTCTGGATCTGTCCCAACAGCCGTGAGAATGGATGGTCAAGGTACTTGCCAAGCGGCCGCTCGGCCAGCCACTCATCCGCCTTCCCCGCCAGCGATGTGTCTGGAGGAGGAACCGCCATCAGCTGCCGGATCGGCCGCTCCAGCGCATTCTTCGTCTCATCCCACTTCGCCAGCTGCGGCGGGCTCATCTTTGCCGGAAGCGCTCCCTGCGCCGTCGCCAGGTCTTCCACCATCTGCGCCTGCTGCTCGGGGTTGTAGTTCCCGATCGACCGCTGCGGGTTCGCCTCCAGCCCAGGGATGCCGCCGTAGTCGTAATCCTTCGCCGACTGCGCTCCCCCAGGCAGCAACGCCTGCGAGGCCCGCTGAAAGTCGCCATTCTTCGACTGCTGGGCAATATGGGTCGATTCGTGCGCCGCGACAGGTACCGTATACATCCCCGGCTGCATGACTTCGATCTGACGGGTCCCTGGCTGCACGTAAGCGATCGCACCCGAGCCCGGGTTCGACTCCGCTCCACCTGGAGTACTTCCCTGTACTGTCGGCGCAGGCGGTCCCGTCCAGTACGGCGCGGCAACGTTGGTCACACCCTGCAGGTTCGGCCTGGTCGTCGACATCTCTACACCGTCCTCGCCGGCGCAGCAGCTTCCTTCGCAGCCAGCACTGACTTATGCTGTGCATTTGCAGCCTTGTCCTGCGTGTCGGCGGCCTTGTTTTGCGCGTCCGGAACCATAGAAGCTTCCACCGCATCCGGAGTCGTCTGCGCCCCTGCTTCGTTCAGCAGCTGCGCAATCGCGGCCGGATCTGTGATCTGTGCAGTCAACGTCACATTCGGTGGCTTCGTCTGCGGCTTCGGAGCGGCCGCAGCGATCGCTGCCTCATGCTGGTCTGCATGCAGTTGCACATTCTGGACACCCGCCTGGTTCCCCTGCTGCAGCTGCTCACGGCACGCCGTGGATGACAGCCATTCGACGATCTTGTCCAGCTCCGGCTGGTGATAGTCGCGCTTGCCCACCGGGACCGAGCTCGTCATCGGCTGTGGCGGCGGTGGTTGGCCCGCAGCAGCGGCCTGTTGTGCCGCTTGCTGCCATGCCTGCACCTTCGCCGGATCGTCGTCCGGCACAGGCGGCTCGCGCAGCAGCTGCTCGATCTCCCAGAGCTGTTTATCTCTGGCCTCGGCCCCCGGAATAATGAACTCCGAAAGCCCACCGAGCTGCGCGCGCAGCTTCAAATTGTCGGGCTGCGTCAATACAGCCAATCCCGCATCGCCGCCCTGGCTCAGGTCGGTAGTCATCTGCGCCAACGCGGCACGCTTGTCGGCCGTCGTCTGCGGAAAGCTCGAATCGGTGTCCGGATAGCAGCCCCAGTTACCGTCCAGGATGGCCGCCGGATTGAACTGCTCCTGCTGACCCTCCCCCTGCACAGCAACGCTGGCGCCTTCATCCACGCTCATCTGCGCGGCCAGCTTGCAGGTGATCGTGTAGATGCCCGCAAACAGCCACTGAATCCGTCCCCAAGGGTAGGAGAGCTGCCCCTTTGCCTGGTTGTTCAGCAGCTTGTTCACGCCGACGGTATCCTGCCCCGGCGTATCGCCACCATATTGCGCTGGAAAGTCGCCGGTCGTGAACTGCGCATCCTGCAGCAGCTTATCCAGCATCGCCACCGTCTGCTCGGAGATCTGCGCCGGCTGCTCCTGGAACACGCAGTCCTGGATCGATTTGTTCTGCCCCGGCGTCATCACATGGATTGCGCCTGGCTCTGATCGCTCCTCGGGGATCGCCTCGGAGTCCAGCGCACCCCCATCGATCCAGGTCGCCGGGATGCCGTAATCGGCATTCTCGCGCTGCTGGTTCTTGATGTCGTTGTAGGCTTCCTGGATCGGGACCACATCATGCAGCAGGCTCGGGCGGCTGCTCCCTTCGCCGTCGATTGCCCACTCGCAGCGCAGCTGGTCCTCGATCGTGCCGCCCTCGCAGTCGCAGCAGACCTCACCGATCACCGTCGCGTGCAGCCCCTTCGGGAAGAGCTCCTTCAGCTGTGCCTGGACCGCATCAGTGGCCTTGCGATAGCGCGACGGCCGCACCCACGCTTCATGCCGGGTGACCAGATTCTTCAGCGTCTCGCCATAGCCGCTCGATCCGCGCCGGTTCGCCAGGATGCCCAGCCGCGCGAGGCGCTCATAGCTGGCCTCAGCGTTGCTGTTGTCCCCACTCTCGATGTCGTCAGCGTCGTCCGGGAACTCGTCCTTTGCCTCATACAAATCCTGCTCGACAGAGAGGATCGCATAGGGCCACCGGAGCATCGTGCGCGCGAAGATCGGCACCTTCGACTCAAGCACGCCGAACATCGCGGTCTGCAGCTTGCCGTCCTTATCGATCCACGATCGCGAAACCACGCGGCCGTCCGTGCACAGGTACCCCGAGGCCTCGGCCTGCAGGTCCTTCATGTTCACCAGACGATCGACCCGGTGACGCATCTTCTCGGCATAGGCTGCAGCCGTAATGTCCCGCGAAACCGTCAGATCGTCGGGCACAAAGTTCACGCCCGGAGGGTTCTGGCTCAGGATCGACACAAACGACCGGCGGTGCGGCGTGTAGATGTTGTACACGTCCATATATGCCGGCAGCTCTTCCCCACTCGCCTCAGGCAGCGCATAGGTGTAACTGCGACTGTCGTACCAGAGATGCTGGATGCCGTTCTTGAAGCTCCGCTGCTTCCACGCGTCCTTGACCTCGGACCGCCGTGAGCTTAGCTCTTCCTTGAGTGCGCCCTTGACCAGGTCAACAACGGCTGTCTTCGCCTCAGCCGTCATCCGCTTGAAGAGCGAGTCATCAGCAGTTTCCTCATCGTCGTCGAGGGGCGGCTTCTCAATGCCTGTAATCGCGGCATTCGTCTTAGGCCGTTGACTCGCTGCAGCCATCGCAGACTGCAGTACTGCAGCGGCCGCGCTCAAGCCTGCACCTTCTGCGGCTCATCGGCCCGGCGCTCGACCATCTCGCGGATCTGCGACCAGCGCCGCTGGACTGGCTTCGCCTGCGCCTTCGCAGGCACAACCGGCTTCGCCTTCTCGATCGCCACCAGCAGCTCAGCGTGGCGCTCGTCCTCCTGCAGCTTCAGGGCCTCGAGCTCCTTGCGCAGCGACTGGTCCACAGTCATGCGCTGCTTCCGTTCCATCTCGACGCGTCTGACAGCTCGCGCGCGCATCTGCTGCAGCTCGCGACGCAACCACCAGATCACGCCACCTTCAGCCATCAAACCCAGTCCCACAACAGCCCAGATCACGGTCAGTATGCCGCCCAGGTGATGCGCACCACCGCGCCGGTTGGGGTCCCGCTCAGCACCAGGCACACGTTCTGCCCTGCCGGCACGTTCAACGCGCTGCCCGCGCTGAAGCTCTCAGCCACCAGCTGCACCGCCGACGTGGCGCCCAGGTACTTAGGAGTCACGAGCGCCTGCCCTGTCGCACATACCGAGCCTGTCCCGCTCACCAGCCCAAAGGTCACTGCCGTCGACGTCTGGCTGATCTGCAGCGCATAGCTGCAGATGTGAACCGCCAGCCCCGAGATGTTCGTCGGCACCGTAATCACCTGCGTGTTCGCGGTCAGCGTGGCGCTCGCATAGATCTGCGCGTTATTGCAGGTGTTCTGCGTCTGCGCCGCTGCCGTCTGGGCGCATCCCGCTGCTGCTAGCGTCAGTGCGCTAGCGAGAAACCACTTCAATCGCCGCTTTAACATCTTCATTGCCACATCCTCACGCACTTACATCGCGTACTTTGCGTTCTTACTTCGCGTCCGTTGCGTTAGTCGTTGCTGCTGCCCTCAACCCGCGGCACGGGGCTTCAAAATGCGCGATGGAACTACCGCGCGCCTTTACTCGTCCGCCGGCTGCCCGTCCGTCGATTCTCATAACAGGCGTGTCCAACGAACTGTCCGCGCGGCCACCCCGTAACGCTTTTACCCGTCTCAGCGCACGTCCCGGGGAAACCCCAGATGCTGACGAGCCGCTCCCGCCGATCAAACTTCTCCCGCTGAAAGTGCGCGCAGGTATTGCAGCTCGCATCGAACGCATCCGTTCCATCGGGACCCTCCAGGTGATCCATCAACCAGGTCAACCCATCGTTCAGTCCATGGAATGCTTGCGCGATCCCGGCAAGACCTCCGTCTGCCCCAGATATCTGCTCGATCTCGACAAAGCCGCTGCTCATCTCACCCACCCCTATGCCAGCGCTTCTTCTTCCGGCGCTCGCTTTCCATCCGCATCCGCACCATGTTGGCCCCGGTCGGCCCAAACTTCTTATTTGCTTCCTCGACGGCCTCGGCCAGCACCACCGCAAACGGCTTCGGCACAGTCCCCACCATCGACTTCAGGCCGTACCGCGACGTCTCACTAACGTCCTGCTCGAGCTTGGCCTGCCCTTTGTCGGTCTTCAGCACCACGTCCAGGTCCTTCGGGTCGCGCATCAGCAACGGGATAGCATCCAGCACCTCGGGGCACTCACTACTGATCAGCCAGACAGTATCGCCGGTAGTACCGTGGCTCTTCGTGTTCCACAGCATGGAGTGCATCAGCGACCAGCCGCCCGACCGGTCCGTATCGGCCCACTCCGGCGCCGGCATGTGGCCTTTGCGCATCTCGGCCGCCTGGTTATCGGCGATCGTGTTCGCCGAGTCCCGCTCTCCGAACGCATCCGGGCTCAAAAAGAAGTTCTTGACCCGCCGGCGTTCAGCCTCCGGCGTCGCTTCCACGATCCGCTGCCCAACCTGCGTGCTGGTGAGCTCGCTCACAATCAGCCGGCGATAGGTGATCACTACCTTCAGCGGCTTCGTCACATCCCAGCCCAGGATCGCCTTCGCGTCCCCAGGGCTCAGCGTCGACATTGAATGCCACTGCGTGCAGCAGTAGTGGGCTTTTCCCCAGTCCTGGCTGATCCAAAGCTTGTCCCAGGGCTTCTGGATCGCCGCGATCGTGTCGCGGTCCACCATGGTCGAGGCCTTGTCGAAGACGCGCCCAAAGTAGGCGCCCTCCATCGAGTCCCAGGAGCTTTCCCAGTCCCGGTTCCGGATCGCCTCGTCGTCCGACGCCAGCATCTTCGTATACTCACCGCGCGTCGCTGCATACTTCTTGCGCTCGGCGTCGCTCCACCGGTAGTAATCCTTCGGCGTCAGCTCGTCTTGAACGAGTGCCGCGCGAACCCACTCGACGTTGTCCCACGGGTAGAAGTGGATGAACGCATAGTCATCCGGGTCTTCACCCTCGTTGTACTCATGCGTATCGAACCACTTGCGCAGGTCCTGGATCGAAGCCCCGCCCATGTTGAACAACAGGATTGTGACGGCCTTTTCGCCCCCTGGCCACCTGCATGCCTTGCGGATCTCGTTGATCTCCGCCTTGGTGAACTGCTCGGCCTGGTCAATGATGATGAACTTGTAACTTGCCGAGCGGAACCGCGTCTCAATATCCGCGAGGTTCTCTCCGTAGCTGAAGTCCAGCTGCGAGAAGATCTCCGTCCCATCCTTCGCAGTACCTGTTGGAATGATCAGGTTCTGGTTGGAGACAGACATGTACTGCTTCAGCTGCGGCCACGTTCGCTTGATGGGCTCGAAGTGATATTTCTTCACCTGCGCCCAGTTGCGCATCACGAAACAGCCCAGAATCCCCGGCTGTTCCAGCAGCAGCGAGAGCGCAATGCGGTCCGCTCCGCCAGACTTAGCCGCTCCTCGACCGCCGCCGCCACCGATACACTTCGCAGGTCCGTCCGTGACCAGGTCCCGCAGCCTGAACTGCTTTGGCTGCAGCCTGATCTTGAGATCCACTATTCCTCCTGGTCGACGCGCTCGAGCTTAAACACCACAGGGCCACCATTCGGTCCGGTCAGTGTCGTGTCCACCTTGTTGCCGTAACGTTTCGTGAGGATCTTCGACATTGCCCATTTGCGGACATCTGTGCGCAGCTTCGAACGCTGGATCAGCTCATAATTCGGGGCTTCGTAGGGCATCCCGCTAGCGCTGTAACGCGTCATCCAGTCATTCGAGCCGTCGTCCGCAATCTCCACCAGCTCGTCGTAAAACGTCTCAGCCTGGATCTCGCGCGCCTGCGCGTACTGCTCACTAAAAGCCGTGTCATTCAGTCGCCAGCGGAGGACAGTCGCCATCTCTGGCATGGCGTCATCGCGGCAGATCGCCCTCAGGCTCTCACCACTTGCGATCCGAATGCAGATCTCTTCCGCCATCGCCTTCGTCAGCAGGCCAGGGCGACCTACTTTCCGTCCAGCCACCTTCGGAGCCTCAATAGGAGGCAGCTCGAGTTCCGGAATAATCTGCGGATGATTTTCAGCATTTTTGCACGATCGCTTCGATGCGGCCTTATCTGGAGAGGCTTTTATCGCTTCCAGCTCGGCCGCTTTTTGTGCGGCAGCGATAAACTTCCGCACCTTCGCAGCGCGCGCCCGGTCCTTAGGCGGGTCGCCCTGGGTACTGGTCACGGATGTATTGCGCAATGAACTTCCCCTTGCTCGGCGCGTCCATCAGCCGCTTATGCAGCGCTGCCGGCACACCCGGATGCACATAGGTCCGGCCGCCACGGTAGGTCACATGCAGGTTCTGGCCGTCATGCCCAATCGCCTCGGCCGCCTCGCTCGTTACCGGTGTCATGTTCATGCGGCGATGGCCCTCAGGAGCGCCGATCGCTGCCGTCGCCATTGCCGCGAACTTATGGTCTTGTCCCGCTTCGGCTTCAGGCGCTTGTAGGTTGCCGGCGTGACCTTCGCGTCGCGTAAGGCCTTCGCCTCGTCCTTCGAGAAGGAAAGCCCTCCGAAGACGGTGGCCCGCTTCAGCCAGCGCGGCATACTGCCCTTCTCGCGTAGCTTCGTGATCCAGCGCCCGCGCCGCGGCCACCAGTTCCGCTTCTTACTCGTGCGCTCCATCGCGGAGGGCGTCTCGCGCCGCTGTACCGGCGCCCATGCCGCCTCAAATGCAGCCTGGACGCGAGGATGGAGGTTCCACAATGCCGGCTTAGGCTGCGTCGCATCGAAGGCCGAAAGCATGCGCCGGCACAGACCCCGTAGGGCCGTCAAAAGGTTCATCTGTTTCTCCGGATGATGGGTCTATCGAACGTAGGCGCGAATCTGATGGAGGTGACACCGCTGACACCAGCGGGAATGCCAAATATGACTGGGGCTATCTCTCCGAATCCGGAGATATGGCTTCCACTCGCCCCAGCGATGCCACAACCAGCACATTCAGGAACTACTCGGTTACGAGCGCCCGTGCAGACTGCAGCGGCCGGAAGCGCAGGTCGACGCGAATCAACCCCAGCAACTCGATGAACTCCTCGAACTCCGGATGACGCTCAAGAATGATCTTCGCGCGCACGCTGCGGTCCAGCTGGCTGGCGAGGTTCTGCACATCGCCATCCAGGCGGTTGCGCAGGGGCGAAAACGCCTGGGTTCCACCAGAAGCAACGCCCTGAACGCCTGCCTGTCCGGCGCCCATTGCCGCACCCGGAATCGGCCGGTCCTGATAGGCCTTCTCGGCTGCCGCTTTGTTCATACACTCATCACCCATGTGCTGGCTCATATCTCTTTCTCCTGTCAAATCTCGGTAGTTCTTTACTTCGCCGGCGTAGGCGTTACAATCTCCACCTTCAACGACGGCACCTTTGGCACAGGCTTCGAGCACAGCGCCAGCAGGATCACAATGCGGCTCAGCATGCGGGCTCCCACATTCAGCTTCTTCACCGCTTCCGCAGGGTCGTCGACGAGCTGGTAGGTCACCGTCTCGGTGAACAGCTTCTCGCGCAGGCCTACGATCTCCTGTTTCTCCAGGAAGGCCTTCAGCTTCTCGACAGCGTCATCGTCCACGATGTTCGAGGTTCCGATCGTGATCGTCGCCGTGTTGCGCACGCCAGTCAGCCGCTTCGATTTCTCGGCGTGCTTGGCTCCATACGCCTTCACCTGGGCGATGATCTCTTCCTTCAGCACCCTCAGCTCTGCGGCGATCGGCTTGGCCTGTGTCGCCAGCTTCTCGATCTCCGCGTCCTTCTCGGAGTACTTCAGCAGCAGCTGGTCCAACTTCGCCGGCGTCAGCCGCTCAATCGTTACCGGCTCCTGCGCCGGTGTCTCTGCCATCGTCATCTGCGTCCCCCGCCGGCACGGCAGCGCCGCTCGGCCTTCTTTGTCTCTCGGCGCATTCCCACAATCCACGCCCGCTCAGCCTTCGCCCGCTCCGGATCGTCGGCAAACGCCTCGCACCCCGCGTGGTCGGTCGCCATCTCTTCCTTCTTCACCAGCAGCGCATGCTGATCGCGCATCGTGATGCGCATCACCTCCTGCAGCTCCCCACAGATCGAACACTCCAGGGCCTGCAGCGCATCGTTTGTCTGGATCACGCGGCCAGCTTCACCGCGGGATAAACCACCCCGCCCAGCAAGTTCTCGGCGTGAGCACGCTCTTCCGCGCTGATCCTCGGCCGGACGGCCACAGCCTTGTTGTCCCCCACCAAGGCCCAAACTTTGAACTTCTCCACTTGCCGCTCTGCGCCATAGCTCAGCCCCATATCAGGGCGCGTGCCATTGACCATCGACGGAATCACCGCAGCCTTCGCCACCGCATCCATCGTTCCGAACGTCAGGCACGACGGGCTTGGCTTCGATTGCCGGACCGGTTGCAGGGCGCTATACCCCACGATCTCGACCGCACCGTCGACCATCCGGGTTACAGCAATGGCTTCGCCGGTCAGTACGTAGGTCTGCGCCTGCTTCAGGCTCACCGTACGAAAGGTCCAGTCCTTCCATGTCGACCCCGCCGGCTGGATATAGCTGAACAGCTTCACCAGCGTCGTGCTTGCGTGGCGTACAACGTGCCCGCGGCTGCGTTGCCGCGTCTTTGTGCTGTGCGTGCGTGGCATTCGTGCTCCCAAGAAAGAGAAAACGGAAAAGACGTTCATCATGCCAAAGCAAAAGCCCGGACCTCATGGGTCCAGGCTTTCGCTAGGCAACTGTTTTTAGGCGCACGGAATCGTTCGCAATTGGCCTACTCAGGAGCGAGGCCGTCGCAATCCGGTGTTCCGGGCGCACTCGTACAGGTTTGCTTGCTTACCCACCGACCATCTCTGCAGACCCCATCTGCAGCGTGGCTGTTATTGAAACGTATCGCCTACTATAGGGGCGACCCCCCACCGGTTGTCAAATGGCTTTACCCATCGTTGCCTGTTTTCAACAATTTGTCCACGGTACCAACGCATCTTCGCGTGCAAAAGACTGGTCGCATTCCCGCGCAGGAATTTAGATTGACAGAAACAGCATAGGGGCATGACAATAACAGCATAGATGGTTCGCAAACTTACATCTCGAGAGGCTCGCAAGATGAGTGCCTCCCGCAAAACCTACGGCGCCGGTCCGGGACGGCCGCCCGTTCTTGTCCCTTGTCCCAAGTGTGGCGTTCAGGTGCGCAAACGCGCGCTCGATCGCCGCGAACATAAGTGCTGAGCAGCCGCGTCAACGGCTTCGCAGCACTGAAATCTAACGCGGGCCTCGGCCCGCACAACAGCCTTTCTGGAGGCCATCATGCCCACTCGTCAAAGTGGTGCTGTACCCGCGCTGTCTCAGGATATCTTCAATCTCACCCCGCAGGACCCGCCGCGTATGTACGCGCGCGAGACTACTGCGGACGGCCTCACCAAGCACTCCCGTCACTGCCAGGCCCTCTTCAGCCGCCGCGACTGGAAGTGCCACCGATGCTGCGAACTCATGATTGAAGCTGCCCCGCGCGACGGCTGGCAGCATGAGTACTTCAGCCGCAAGATGGGCCAGGTCCAGCGCAAGCTAGACTTCGAGTTCGAAACCAATCACTAGTTCCTGCTGATCAACCCACGCTCTTCCAGCTCCCGCTGATCGGGCGTTGTCCAGGTCTGCGTCAGCGGCACGCGCTCGATCGCGCTGGCGCGGCCGGCCAGCTTCAGACGCACGCGCGTATTCATCGCAGCCCGGAGAAACGGCGTCTCCGCGTGAATGTGGAACTCCCGGCAGTTCCTGCACCACGCCCACACTCGCAGCTTCATCAGTTGAAGCCTTCCACCCAGTCCAGCAGGTCAGCTGGAGTCTTCAGGCCGTACGTCAGGCCGATAGCCAGGAGCGTCGCCATCTGCACCGAACTCTCTGTCTCCGGATGCTTCCCCAGGTCGGAGATCATCGAGGTGACCGTCTTCGTCAGATCACCCCGGCGCGCGAACTCTCGCGCGCGCTCCTTACACCACTCCAGGTGCTCCCCGCGCGTCACTCCGTCACCGCCTTCATCTGGACGGCTTCTACCGTCCCGGCCAGCACCATGTCTGTCACGGCGCCGACCGCACGCTTCAGCCCGGCATCCAGCTCAGCCTTCGTGGCGTACACAAACAGCTCCGGCTTGCCGCCATCGGTGCGTGACATCCTCGCATACCACTTCCCATTGCGCTCGTGCG